GTTTATTATCCTGCGGATATATTTTATATACATCCCCTGCGCTTATGATACCTTGTCGCATAAACTTAGGCGGTATTGAAACTCGTCCGCAATTATCCATTTTGCGGATAACCATGTCTTTCTCGACATCTTTTTCAGTTATCCCATAATTTTTCCGATATGCTTTAAAGGTACTATATGGCATTCCGATTTTTTCTGTCATGCGTTTGTTGAGTTTCGCCGACCTTTTTCTTGCTAAAACTTTGGCACTTTCTTTAGAATTATATCTTTGATTCCATTCTGTGACCTTGCCACTCTCAACATATTCACACAACTTAGCTTTGCCTTTTTCAGAATTGCGATAGCGTTTTTGGTTTATATACTGCCTGCGCTGTTTATCTGTCTTATTCTCTATAGAATTTTCTGTGTCAATTTTAGCATCTCTGTTAAAATCTTCTTTTTCTGGCATGTCATACTCGCAATCATCTAAAGTACAGTTAAAGCAATCGGGATAAATACAATTTTTTGGTTTCATAATTTTACCTCATGGCGTTTATTCTTTCTTGAATATCTTTAGGTGCTTCAATATAGCCCTCTAAACCTTCTTTTTGACCGATAAGGTTGCTATTTTTATTATTAAGTGTATTTATACCTCTTTGGAATTTTTGCTCGATTTGAGCCTTATACGAATTTGCATTCGCCTTTTCGATAAGTGATTTGATATTGTCCGGCATGCGATTTATTTCATTCGTGCGCTTAACAACTGTTTCGTAAGTTCTTAAGAAATTCGATTGTATTACTGTTTCTATCGTCTGATAATCTGATGTCGCCCAGTTTTTAAGGTTGTCTGGTATACCAACTGCTTGTCTGACTAATGGCGGTAGCTTGTTAAATTCTTCAACCGCCCCATATGTGCCATTCCTTAATGCTTTACTGACTAATCCCCAAGCTGCCATTCCGTCAAGTTCCTGTGGCTGTGATATAGTCTGTATCTTACCTATCAGCTGTCCTATACTTGGGGCAAATCCGCTTATATCAGAGTTGATGTATGCTTTAAGTGCGACTGACACTTGTTCATAACTATAACTTTCTAACATCATATTCCAGACATCTACTGTTTCTGATAGGTTGTTAGGTTTGTAGTTAGGGTAGCAATCACACATAATGCGAATGATTTTAACTGTTTCTTCTCTTGTCATTACTACCTCCTTTCAATTGATTAGAAACAGTATCTAATTTGTCGCATATAATAGCACTGTTAATTGCGATTATTTTTAAGAGCGATTCAACCACTCCGTTGTGTGGATAATCACTTCTAAAATTTATTTTGTTGAGTGTATCATCTAATCTGCTCATTCTTCCCACCTGCCTTTAACTTTAGTTGCCCTGCCATCTTGTCAATCTCTTCCTCTTCTAAAACAGTAAAAGCACGCAACTTCTTTATGGCTTTTACAGTATCGTCAATAGCTTCATTTCTCACATCGTTAGTTGTTGTAAAGTTACAATCCCATTGACTGCAACTGCCACTTGAATGATATACGCAATTTTTACAATCTCTGTCCATACATTTGCCTCCTTTACACATTATCCCAGTCAATAGCACCCTTGCCGAAATTCTGATTGACTTGCTTATTAGAATTATCTTCTTTCAATTCAAACAGTCCTTGCCAACAATGGTCTACTGACTGATTAAGAATTTTAACAGCTAAGTCATTATCTCCGCCCGATAGCTTTTCAAGAGTATTCATAGCCCTATGCAATGCCTTGTCGGTGCATATAGGTTTTTTGATTTTCTTGCGCATTGTCGCATACTCGTTAAATGCTTCATCAAGTAATTCATCATTTGGGTAATAACTTTTCTTTTTGGATATTACGTTAGTAATATCTTTTTCTGTATTCTTATCTTCTTTAATTTCTTCTGTTCTTTCATTCTTACTTTCTTTTAATATAGAGTTTGTTAATAGAATGTTATCTGTTTGTTGATTGTTTGTTAAGTTGCTTGTTATTTGTTTGTTATCTTGCTTGTTATCTGTTTGATACAAATTGTAGTTAACCACAGTAAATATCGTGAATTTGTTTGTTGCTTTGCTTGTTATTTCGCCTGTTAATTGTAAGTGTTTTAGCGAGGTACGAATTTCCATTACAGACAAATTAGTTTCTTTTGATAATTCAGATATTGAAGAGGGGAAAGACCCTCTTTCAATTATCTTACCTTTGTAATTTCCGTCTTTCCAATAGGCACTTATCAACATATACATAAAAAGTCTGAATGTATTAATATCGCTCCACCATTCCCACTTTAAAATCTTTCTGTCAATTTTAATAAAGTTACCTGCCATAATTACCTCTTCAAGTTCTGTCACATTGTTACTTCACTAAATCGTTGATATTAACTCTGAATCCGTCAAATTCCTTACAACCGCTTTCAACATAAGTGGCTGTATCAAAAAATATTAGATTCCCTTTCTTATCTGTTGCCATGCTCACGCCATTTTGTATTAAGTTGCTTTTGAGTAAATCCAGTATTATCTGTATTTCCTGCCTTGTTTCGTCTTTCATTATTTGCCTCTCCATATCTCTTCACCAAGAATATATTGTCTGATAAATCTATCTGCGTACTGCGGGTGTATCATTGACCTTGCCGTTTTTCTGTCTATACCTAAAGAATTTTTATTTGTCATATATTGTATTGGCTGCATACTTTCTACTTGTTCCAACGGCTCAAAAATAAGATTGTTTTTAGGGTTTAATCCAATAAACCAATACTGAGTAGGCTTCTTGTAATAATCCCCATTCTGTGTCCTATCCCTGTCAATTACACTTGGCTTCAAGCACCAGAAGTTTGTAAGGTAATGTAATCCACTTGTATTCAATGGATTTTCAATTACAATTTGCAAATGACCTCGCTGACAAATTATCACTAATTTATTCAGCTTTTCATAAAACAAATCAAGTTCCTTATGACGTTTCATTGCCAATTCACATTTTTGCTCAATAGTGTAATTCCTGTACTGATAAGCCGTGCAAGCCAGATGCCTCAATCCCTGGTCTGAAAAATAAGTGCAAGGGAAAAATGCAAATATCAAATCATCAGGGCTTATCTTATCGAACAAACTCGGCTCACCTTGATACCCCCCCCTCTATCTCTTTAAAAAGGTCAATAACATAATCTGTTTCGCCAAATTCATTCTGAATATCATAGTCGTAGGCTTCAATTCCATACTTCTTGAAAGCGTTCTTGAATGTTCCTGACTGTTCAAATAAACAATGTACTATCATTCTAAATCTACCAAAAGGAAACCTCGGTTTTATGTCGCGACAACCTATTCCTTTCTTTGATTTTTAGTTAATTGAATTTTTTATACGCTTTTTAGCTGCTTCAAATACCTTATCGTGAATGTAGGTCTTAATATCGTTATAGCAATCACCACATATTTCATTTATCACTGTCTTTTTATCAACATTTGAATAGCCTCTTTTTGCGTAATCATCAGTGTAAATATCAAAGCCATTTATTTCATAACAATCACTACAAAATTTGCCACAAACATCACATCTGTATGCTTTACTCATTCTGAATCACTCGCTTTCTTTTCTTCTAAAATCCTCGCAAGGCACATCAAGCAAACAACCGCATTTTTCGTATTCTGTCGCTCCCCAGTATATCTTGTATCTGTAAGAGTTTTGACATTTAAAACAGAAATCCTTGCCATTATTCAGCTTGCAACTTGTCTTTTTATCCTCTAGCTTCTTCCCAAGACTTTCATTTATCCTTTTAAGTTCCTTGACCTTTTCCTGTAATTCCTCAAAATCTTCAATGAGTTTGTTATATTTCTTCTTACTTAAAATCTTCATTCTGAATCACCCACTTTCTTTTCTTTTAAAATTTCATCCAAGCAGGCATTGTACCCTACATTCATCAATATCCGGTTACTTTCGCTCTCTGTGCCAATCGTGCGTTTATGCTTCGGAAACTCCAGAAGTGGACACCAATCCGGCTTTTCTCCGTCTGGTAAAAGTTTTCCTGTCACACAGCATAGATATTCGTCATCATTCTCTGTCTCATAGCACAATGTACATTTCTGGCATACCTGTTCCGGCATATCCATAATCAAAACTGCTTTAGTCATCTACTTCACCATCTTTCAACAAATTTAAAAATTTCTCATACTGTTTCTGTGATACCTTGTTATGCTCTTTTTCTGGCTTTAAGCGGATTGTAAGGTGTTTTTCAGCGATAGAGGATAATTCCCTTGCTAACACCTTTTTGCCTTGCTGTATGCCTTGCATATAGCCTTTAGGTGCTTTTCTTTCACCTATTGAACCACTAGCACGATTTTCTCCTTGACCGCCTAAACTGACATTTCTAAGTTGATAACCCTTATCGGCATATAGCTTGATGTAATACTTCTCTTTCTCGTCAAGCTGGCTTTCGGGAAAATTCAGAAATTCAGCTCGCCAACCATAAGGGTTTTTCTCTTTGTCATACAGCTTGTGTTTGCGCAAGCTAAGGTCTATGTGCTGTTCGTAGCCCACAAGGTGGCTTGCCAATCTGCTAAGTGTATGTACCGCCTGTCCGATATACGCATACTTAAATCCGTTTTCATCTTCTCGGAGTAAGAAGTATATTCCACTTTTGTCATTCAGCTTTGGATTGAGCTTCAGTAGTCGCTTTTTGTTTTCCTGTTCTATTGCCTTTGCTCTCGCTATGTTCTGATAATTCAAGAATTGCCACCTGCCTTTACTATCTCAATCGCCTTTTCAAGAGAAATAAGATAATTATTGCTGTTGCCACTTCCATATAATTTCACAGAAGAGTCTGTTTTTAAGGCATCAACAATCCTATCCTTATCTGCATTTTTATCAAACCCCATATTTTTATAAGAGTTTGAAAGTTTTAACATTATATCTGTTGCCTCTTTTATTGCCATTGCGCCTAAATTATCATTGTCGGACAAATCATCACACAGTTTTCTCATAGTGTTTTCTAAAAACTGTTTAATTCTTTCTTTGTCTTTCATTTCATTTCTTTCTTCAAGTGTCATTCTTCATCGCTCCAATCTAACTTCTGACCACAATTAGGACAGTAATCATAATCATCATAATCAACCTCATATCTCTTATCGCAGCAACAGCAAATCCAAGTATCATATATAAGTGTTCCGTCTGGGGCATATCCATCGCCCTCATATGTTGGTTTCTTCGGAATCTGCTTTTCAAGCGCCCGTATTGCTATTCTCATTGCTTCTGTAAGCTCCTCTTTAGTTGTATTTAGTGGTATCCCTTGGGGATTACTAAAGGATGTTGCAAAAACAATAGTATTACAGATTTTAATTGCTTCACTCTCTGTCACGCTATCCCTCGCTTTCTAATAATTCTGCATTATCAAAGATGTTTCCGACAACTTCATATTCAGTATCATATTCAAGCCTGTGCTTATAATATTTTTCGTTAGGAATTGTACATATAATTTCAAAATCTCCAAATGTTATAAGCACATTCCCCTTGCTATTATTTATTTTTACAATATCATTCTCCCAAATCAGCTTTCCGCTCTTGTCTTTTAAGCCTGTACATCGGCAGATTGTAGATGAATCAACTCTTGGAGCATTATCTGCTGTTAAGCAAGTTCCTGTAGAATAGTTAATTTCAGTAATTATTCTGTACATCTTATCCCTTTTATCGTACACTAAATAGCCTTGCACCCATTCTCCATTATCGGTTCGTTTTGCCTTTGATAAGTATTTATCTTCCATAATTATCTCCTATTCTGTTTTTGATTAAAGCCATTCCATACAACTAGTTTCTCCCTCGTATTCTTTGCCGAATGTGTTCTTAAAAGTTATAAGAAACTCCGCCAACTCTTCATCCGACATATTCCTTATCCTGTCGGCATTGGTATTTCTGCTATCACATCTGCAACAAGGCTCATTCTCTCTTGAATTGTTGTTGTGCTGGCAGTTGCAAGAAATCTTTTCTTCGCTATCGTCAAATGCTTTTAAAAACATTTCAGCAATTTCTTTCTCGTATCTACCACACATACCTTTGCAATCAATATCCGCAGTAACCCTTGAAAAGAAATCTTTGAATTTGTCAACAATATAATCTCCTGTGAAATCTTTAGGTATGTCAATTACTACTTTCATTTTCTCCACCTCTCAATCATAATAAATACGTAAGCCCGATAATATAATGTAATACTTGGTCTTGCGCGTATGTAATCTTATTCCACCTAGCCTTTAAAGGGTCAATAATCAGATGTGAAATGAAAATTACTGCCAACTGCCATGTCCAGCCAAATACCGCCAAGAACGGAACGCAATATAGTGCACAATGTACAAATAAGTGATACCAATTCTTTCCTTTTGTTTGTGCAATAAAATCACATTGCAGTACATAATCGCCAATTAAATGACAAAGTATAATCAATACTATTGTTTTAATCATCTTCTCCACCTCTCAATTCTTTCAGTTTTGCTTCTGCTTCATCTCTTGTTGGAAACCATTCTTTACCAAATTCTTCCCAAAGAACACCGATAAACACCATATCGGCTTTACACTCTGTTATTGTTTCACTGTCTTTTATAAGATAAACTGTATCTCCCACCTTGCAAGGTAATTTAACAAGTCTGCCCTGTTCCTCTAAGTCCTCATATTTACCTAATTTTTCTATCAGCAAATTCTTATAATCGTAGCTGTTCTCTCCACAT